GGAATCTATCTACTAAAACGTACCTATAAACATAATTGTTTTTTTTAAAATGTAGTACAGGTTTTAAATCTTCTATTTTCTTCATGCACTCTAAGGGGTTTCCACTCTCGCTTCCACCCCTTAAAATTTTATTTACTAATCTGTAACAAAAGTAATAGTTGCAGTAGCTAAACCAGATGCTGTTCCAGCAGTAGTAATTGTAACTACTAAACCTAGAGGAGCATCTACTACTGAGTTTTCACCCAAAGCTGTAGTTAATGCAAAACCTAGATCACCTACACCTGTTGATCCACTAGCTGCTTTATACTCATCTACATCAGCTGCTACTGTAACTCCTGCTGCATTAACGTATGCTGCACTACCTACAGATATAGTTGTATTTGAACCTAAAGCTGCGTGATGCAATCTACCAGATATTATTCTAGCACCATTAGGTATTGTGAACATATTTACTGATCCTGCTGCTGTACTAGCAAAAGTAAAATCAGCAAATGCTATTCTAGCTCTTCCATAATACTCATTAGTGTCCAATTTTGGAACACCAGTAAGTGTTTTTGCGTATTGTGTTGAATTGCTCATAATTGTTTTTCCTTTTATATTAAGCTATTATTATTTTGCAAGAACAGAAATAACTTTCGCTTCTTCCATTCTAGTTGCACCGATTGTTTGACAGTAGTAAACTTGAGTTGAGTACGACTTATCTGCTCTTTCGTCAATTTTAGCAGTTACATCTTTACCAACACCAAGTAATAAACCATCTTCTGCAAAGGCAATACATTGAGTATCTCCATTTCCATTAAGAGTAAGTCTATTTGATACATGAAATTTGAATCCCATGAAACTATCAATTTCACCATGAACCAATGCTTTAACAGTATTAAAGTCACTTGAAGTAACAGTTGTACTATTTAACAAATCAGCAATTTCTTTTGGAGAAACAACTATATGTCTTTTGATTGATGGATCAACATCACCAGCATCTAGTTTTTGTTTTGCTAGAGCAAGTTTTGCAATATTCATAGTAGTAGAACCACCAACTGCACCAGTATTAAGTGCAACAATGTTAGCTGGTAAAAAAGGAACAGATGTTCCACCCGCTACTCCAGTATCAGCATTTCCTAATGCTGCTGCAATAATAACATCATCCATTGCTCTTCCCATTGCGTATGCAGCGGCTTTTGCGTAAGATGAAGTTGGGTCAATTAACAATCTAACTTTATCGTTTTGGTCAATTAAATCAGCCCACTCATAGTCCTTTAACGATACTCTTCTTCTACTATGTGGTGTGTCGATTTGTGGTGTATCAGAATGTCTGCTTGTTTTTAGTTGTGCTGTAACTTTACCAATTTGGTCAAAGAAAGCATCTTTTCCAACTACAGATTCATTTCTAACATTGTCTTTTAAAAGTGATCCCATTTGCTGAGATAACATTTGTATGTTTGCAGAATATTGTTCTACAAACGCTGTTGTTATTTGTGATGACATATTTGTCTCCTATTTATCATTATTGTTATTGTTATAAAAAACAGAATAGTTCTCCATCAATAATGATAGGCAATTCTTGGATTTAAAGTCTTTTAGACTACAGTTCTATTCTCTGTCATCAATAAGGTTCTTGCGAGTTATCTTATATTTAATTCCTTATAATATATTTTATTATATTACAAGGAATATAAATTATTAATCTTCTTTAGGTTGAGCCATTTCTCTTAATGTATAAACCTGTTGAACCATTTTTGCGTGATCCGGATGTTTGTTGTTCCAATAAGGTCCAGTAGTATCATTAGTAATAGCTGATATTTCTGATTGTAAATCTTTTATTGAATTAGTATTTTCACTTTCAGTTGAAACTAATTTATCCTCTGATAACATACCTGCGATTTTTGCAAAGCCTTTTATAATTTCCGGATGATCTCCAATCCTAGTACCATCTTGTAAAGTTAAATCTAATACTTCTGGATTCATATTAGCTTTTGCTAATGCACCAGCTTGATTTACTTTTACATCAAAATCTCTACCCCATTCTTTTCTTAACTCTTGTTCAGATTGTGATTGAGCAGTTTCAGTATCTATCGTTGCTTGTTGCTGAGTACCTTCCATAGAATTTTTATAAAATTCCAATATACCTTGAGCTTGTTTATTATTTAAACCAAGTTTATGAGATTGTTCTGCAAAGTTTTTTATTGCAGATTCATCCATAGATACAGATTCAGACTTCATTTCTAAAGCATATTTATCTGCAGATTCTGGTCTACCTAATTTTGCATAGACTTCATTCCATTGGTCATCTGTTGAATTTTTATTTGGTACAGCAACCTTGTCTTGTCCAATCATTCTTGTAGCATTGATATAACTTTTTGCTAAAGCATCTATCTCTGTAAACTTTTCAATGTTAGGGTCGCTTCTAAATTCTTCACTAATAGAACTTTTCCAATTTGCTACTGGTGTATCTCCACCACTAACTACATTTGGTTTTGCAACTGGCTCTACTGCTTCTGTTGTTTCTACAGGCACAGCTTCTTGTGTTATCTGTTCACTTGACATTATTTATCCTTTTGTTGTAGCATTGATTTAATAAATAGAATGACGCTACGTTGTCCTTCTAAGTATGCACTTTCGTGACTATCTCCTTTTACATTAGTAGTAGAATAATAATGGCATCTTTTTTTTATATCAGCCAAAACATTTTTACCTTCATCTGATGCAAAAATAAATTGATAATTCTTTGCAAGTTCTTTTAATTGTTTTTGTATTTCTTTTACTTGTTTCTCTTGTTCCCTGTTTTCCATATTACTCCAATAAGGCTTTTGCTTCTTCCGGTAATGCTTTTGCTAATGGTGCGACTTGTCCACCAGCTTGTGCAACCTGTTGCATCTGTGCCATCTGTTGTTGTTCTGCAGCTTGTGCTGCTTGTTTTTCTCTTTCTGCATTAACTTGGCTTTGCATCTTTAATAATTTTTGTGGTAAACCTACTACGTCTGCAATATGTTTAACTAAAGCATCAAAGTCAATGTAATCAAATACTGGTGCAACATTTGCCAAACCACCTAACATTTCCATAGCTCTATTAATAGAACTAAGGTCTGTAGATTTTTGTGCTTTAGCTAATGGTGAAACGTATTCAATATCTATATCTTGACCAGATAAAAAATCTGGTGCTTGTGGAAACGCACCTTTTCTTAATAGAATATTAAATGCTCTATCAATTAATGGTTTTAATAATTCAGATTGAAGTCTACCAAGTACAGGTCCTAGTAATCTCATCTTCTCTTCATTACGTTGGATAACTTCTGTTGCTGTCATTTGTGGACCTTGTTGCAACTGTAATTGATTAACATAGAATATATCTCTAATTGCGTCTCTTCTTTGTTGTTCCATGTTTAAACCTAGTGGATTATTTGCACCAATGTTTAAAGGTTCAATTCTATCTCTTGTACCACTTCTATAAAAATTAAGTCCACCGGGAACAGTTCTAACTGGAAGTAAGAATCCATCATCCGGAACTAATAGAGGTGGGTCAACTTGTTTTTGTGCAGCTTTGATTGTTGTCTTACACATTTCGTTAAGCATTTTAACATCTGGTAACGCTGTCATTGCAGGTGATCTACCATAAATTTCGTGTGATGCTTTTAAATATCTAGGACATACAAATGGAAATTCTTTAAATCCAGATACTGATAATTCATTACCACCTTTGTATTCCATGTAGACAGATTCAAAAGGCATATTCTCTTTATCTTTTAAATTAGGATTAAAGTCTGCTCTTGGATAAACACAATGCAATACTTCTATTTCTTGGTAAGGGTCTTTTTCTGCAAGAGTTTTAATATCATTTGAAACTGTTTTGCCAAACTTTTGTACTAATGCTCTACTTGAAAGACTAAACTTTCTGTAGACAGTATCAATTCTACCTTTTTCATCTTCTGCAATATAAATTTCATTAATGTGTCTTGTTGAAAATTTTAATAAATCTTCTTCATCTTCTTGGATAAACATTGAAGCAGTACCAAATGTAATTAGGTCATGGTACAATTCAAATATTTCTTGTTGGAAGTTTGATCTATTAAATGCTGTGTACATAACTTCAGTTGCAGCTTCTAACCAAATCTTACCTTCATCTTGTTGATCCATGTTAGCGTCTTTAAATTTTAAAGTAAACCAAGCACTAGATGGATTTGTCATCATGCCATGTAATGATGATGCTAATAATTCTACAGCTTGTAAAGGTGATGAATCAAAAATTAATTGTCCACGCTTATCTCCCTTTGATCTTGTTTTAGTTATGTCTGCTTTTCTTGGCATCATGTAGTCGGCAACTTCTTGCCAATGAGATTCCCAAGTAGACCTTTGAGTTACTAACTTTCCAAACCTTGATAATAATTTTTTTGATAAATCTGTTGATGCCAT